CTCTTTAAATTAATTGAAGAACAAGTTTTTAAAAGTGAGTGGTTCATAAAGAAGGTTCCTGTATCCTTGCGTCCCGCTGATTTATTGAAAAACGTTCACCAAGAAGGGGCCCAATGCATAGGTACGGATTATACTAGTTTTGAAGCGTTGTTCACAAAATTATTAATGTCTTTGTGTGAAATGATACTGTATGATTACATGACGAAAAATATTAATTCCGAGTGGATTAAAATCGTAAGGAAGGTAATGCTTGGTACTAATTGTTGTACTTATCGTGATTTTATTGTTTTCGTGCTTGCTACTCGAATGAGTGGTGAGATGTGTACCTCTTTAGGTAACGGATTCAGTAATCTTATGATAATGTTGTTTGTAGCATTCATAAAGAAATTGCAGTCTCTTAAGGGTCGTGTTGAAGGTGATGATGGTGTTTTTACTTTTTATGGAGTTAAAATTACTGCAGAGACTTTTATTCAAATGGGGTTACTCATTAAAATTGATGAATATGATAATGTTCTTGAAGGTTCCTTTTGTGGAATCCGTTGTGACAAAGATGATTTAATCAATGTTACATCTCCTATAGAGGCACTTCTTGAGTTTGGCTGGACCACTCGAGAATATGCTGATGCTTCTGAAAAGAAGTTGCATGAGTTGTTAAAAGCGAAAAGTTTATCTTTTGCTTGGCAATATCCTGGATGTCCAATTATTCAAGAAATGGCACATTATGGATTACGAATGACCGATGCTTATAAATGGAATATTACCAATTATAATTTATGGGAGAAAACTGAGTTCTTGCGTGAACTCGAACATTTTAAAGGAGGCGTACCTTATCGAACCCCTCCACATAATAGCCGAAGATTAGTAGAAAAATACTATGGAATAAGTGAAAACTTGCAAATAGTAGTTGAGAATTATTTTAAAAATAAAACTGATCTATCCCCTATTGACATACCGGAACTTAGAGACTTATATCATCCTGATGCTGTTGATTATTTTAAACGATATTCAGACGTGCACGGAGTTGGTCGTCTATTTGTTCCGACAGATGTCTCAAATCAATTCATCTAACGTTCTAACTCTAAATGATTATCTTGAAGTCAATAAAGATAATTTTAAAACTCTTGACAAAAAACAAAAACGCCTCAAGTATTCTGAATACTTGTTAAGACGTAATAATGAGAAATTTGCGCCAACTGGTGGAATTTCAAAAACTCGAATCAAAAATAAGCAAGCTCAAAAATTACCTCGTAATTTGCGACCTTCTATGTCTTCGATTAACATTTCTGAATGTACTTTAAATTACATTCGTGCTTCAATTGATCCATTTGATGTTTCAATTAAAGATCCTTGTATCCCTGATGCTGTTTGTGTACCTTCGTACAAATTCAACGTTACTTTGATGGCCACTATGAATATTGGTCTCACTGGCATAGGATATGCTATTTTCAATCCTTATACTGCGTCTATTAATGATAATGGTGCAACTGCGTCTGTTTCAGATTACCCTTTGGTAGTCACAACCAGTTCATACAATTATCCTGATTTTAATTTTCAACCTACTGATTTAGGTTCGCAAGTAATTGGTGTAAACAGTAATTCTTATTTCAATGATGCAAGTTATGCCTCTGCCTCACAACGTGTCGTCGGAGCCGGTATAGAAGCTTTTTATACTGGAAATGTTTTAAATCAAGCTGGAGTAGTGACCACATTGCAAAATGATGGTAATAAGGAATTTACCTTTCCACTGCCCATTCCATTTGTCCAAAGTAATCCGCG